GATAAATATATAGAAAAAAAGAGAGATGCATTTTTTTGCATCTCTCCTTCCTTTACACCGAGGGGGTAAGTTTTATATAATTGGACACTGTCCGTTGTTACATAATATTTCAGTAATTATTTCGTTTATTTTATAGTACTCATTAGTAACCGTAGCAGAAGGATCTAATCCTTCGCTTATAGGATGGACATAAGCACCGGGTGTAGAAGGGGTTGATACAAAATCCCAACATAACAATTCGAAATCATCTTGTACTTCTTGTACTCCATTAGAACCAGGTTTTAAACTACCCATTCCTCTAGAAGATACACCTACTGTAATTCCGTTTTTAAATAACTCTTTTAATATGTTGCCTGAGGGGGTTGGTAGTATTTCAATTTTACCCATTACGTGATCCCCATCCCACCAAACGTCTTTAATATTATGTGAAACATTTTTGAGATTAATAATAGAAGAATCAGGATGATCTAATTCACCTAATGCTCTATTTTCTGCTATAGGACCTTTTTTATAGTTTTCAACTTCTCTAGCTAAGATTTCTTTAGGATAAGACCTACCATTACCATTTTGGGTTTCGGCAGATTGTAATTTACCCTCAACAATCAAATTACCATTTTCGGTTTTAACCGCTTCGGTAATTGCTTGAGGTGAAAGCCTAAAAAGTTGAGTATCTATAAGGGTTTGTCTCATTTTCCTCCAGTCATAGTGTTCTTATCAGCAGAAACTTCCATTAATTTTTTTTCTAATTCCTTAATTTCTTTTTCTACTTCTTGAATAGCACTTTGATTGATAAATTCTGAGAGTGATTCGTCTTCATTAATTGCACAGGCTTTTTTTCTTTCAGCAATTGCTGCTTCATAGATTTTGGCTTCTACTTTTTTCTTAGCAATTTCACCTAAACGCTCTGCTTCTTTAAGGACTTCAGACATTTTCATTCTGCCTTCCTTTTTCATTTTTTTCTTTTCTTCTTTCTCACCTGCTGCTTTACCTTTTTCGTATTCATAAGCAGCTTCACCTTCTTCTACTTCTTTTTTCTCTTCAGCTAAAAATGCTTCAAATTTATTCTCGTAATTTGTCTTTTTACGATCAGCAAAAGGGTTACCAAGTGATGGGACACCAGCTACGGCTTCTTCTAATAATTCTTTTAATTTTTCTGATTTTTTCATATCATTTTCTTTTAAGTCTCCATAGCCGGAGGATTTATATTTGCCCTTAGGCTCTTCTTGTTGTTTTGATTCTTCGTATCCTAAACCATCTACTTTAAAAGCAGCATTTTTAGTATAAAAAATAGGATCTTTTTCCAAATTTTTAGCTACTACCTCTCTTGCTTCGTCTAAAGTTAATTCAGGATCCTTTTCTAACTCAACTCTTAAACCATTAATGTATTGATCAAAAATTTGGTTGTTTAAGTTCTTTTTATCTTTATAATTGTACCCCGCTGTCTCTTTTTCGTTTACTTCTTTAGTAGTTTTACTTTCGGTAGCTTTTGCTTCCTCATTTAAAAACTTATCAAATGAAGTAAATGGGTTTAAACCAGCAGAAGGCATTAATGGAAAAATATTTTCATTAATTACGCTACGTTGTTTTAACAATTTAGTTGTTTGATCAAAAGTAGCAGCATTAGGGACAATGTTAGGAAACAAACGTTTTGCTTCCTTCATAAATACATCTTTATGTCCTTTACCTTCCTTAAGTAAATTATATTGTTCTTGAAGTGTCTTCATGTTTATAAATATCAGTCTTTATACAAATCTACATAATCCGTTCCCTTAGATTTTTTTCTAAGAGATTTTTGATTAACTGGTTTATAACCTATTGATGTATATTGGGAGGTATTAGCTTTACCAAAAGCGTAAGGTGTGTTATAAGCCATACCCATAGTTTCCTTTACTGTCCTTTTAGCCATAGCATATTGATCAGGATAGTTTGTTCTAAAGAACGTTCTAAATGAATTAAAAGTATCTATTACATTATCTGCTTGAGTTTGGTAGGCTTTATCGTTCCTTAAATCTTTATTGGATTTAAGTTTTTTAGCTGATCCACGAGCATCATCTAAAGTTTTAAATAAATCAATAAAACTGGGAAGATCTATTATGTTATGTTTTTTTCCTCCTCCCTCAGATTTATATGAAGGATCAAATTTAAAATAGGTTTCTAAATCATCCGAGAAAAAATCTCTTTTCATATCTACTTTTCCATACTTATCCTCAATACCTTTAAGGTAGTTAGGGGATAGTTCTGATGGTTTAATAGTTGCCATTATTTAATTACTTTAGCTACTTCTTCAGTTAAAGAATAATATTGAAGAAGATTAATTAAATCATCGTTATTAATTTTAGAACCTTTATCTAATTCTTTAAGTAATTTAACTACTTCTAATAATTTAATTTTAGTAGCTTCGTCTTTTACTTTTTTGGCTTGTAAGGTTAAAGTATTTTTTACTTCAACAATTTTAGTGTTGTAAATTTCTTTTAAACGAGGGGTATTATCAATTGAATTAATAAATTCTTTAAGAATATCTTTTTGACCCCTATTTAAATTAGAGTATTTACCATTAAATTTTTCAAGCATTACTTTGTAAGTAAGAATTCTTAAATCCTTATCATACTTACTAAATTCCTCTATTAAATCCTGTTTTACTTTCTTTTCACTAATAGGACGTTCTGTAAGGTATTCTAATATTGTTACCTTATTGGAAATAATTTCATCGGTTTCAGATAATTTATCTGAGTTGTAAATTTCTATTAGTTTGTAGAAAGAAGCATATCCTTTATAATTAGGAACTTGATGTTTAAAAAATTCCTCTAAATTATAATGTTTACGGATTTCGTTAATTAGATTATATTTTTCTCTTCTTAGGGCACTTCTATTTAATTTACGAGTTGCTTCTAATATAGTATTTAAGGTAATATCTGCTTTACCTTCGCTTAAATTCTTATTTTTAAATAATGATTCGTATAGCTTATATTCTTTCCCTAATTCAGTTTTAGCAAATGCTTTTTTTAAAATATTAAGGGAAGCAGACTCACCACCAGACAAAGTGTCAGCAGTTATTTGTCTTACTAAAAGCTCAAATAAAAGGCCCGTATTTTTATACTTAGAATGTTTGATTCTCATTGATAGGCTTTTTTATAAATATATAAAATTTCTTATTCCTTTAAATTACCTTCATCTAATAGCGACTCATCTTGCTCAAATACTAGCTGTTTGCGATTTATTGGAATCTTTTTAAGCATATCTTTATTTTGTAAATAAGCGGTTTTAGCTTCTAAAGCCATAGGAGAACCTCCTTTGTATGTAGGACGTATTGAATCAGAATCATTTTTATCAGTATCCTTCATTCGTTTTACACCCAATCTGTCCTTACCAAAGTTACTATCTTGTGTATTAATATTAGAAACTTTTTCTTCAGGACGTCCTAATTTTTCATCATATCCAGCAGGCACATTGTCTGGTTCGTCATAGTATCTACCTTTACCATATAATGAAGCTAAATCATGTGGGGTGCCATATGATTGTCCTGTTTCTTGTGGGTCATTTCCTTCAGATTCAATTTGAGTATTACGGAATGTGCGTTTAGCATCTTCATTAACCAAATCTCTAAATTCAGTATATTCATCTTCACTAAAGTGGAAGATATGATCATAAACAAAGTCAGAAGGGAATAATTTAGATTCCATCATTTGAGTAGCTAATTCCATTTTTTCTTTCATTAACGTTACTCTTTCCTGATCGTAGATGATTGAAGGAGTAGTTAAGTTAAGTTCGAAATTAACCAAATCATCACCATCATACCCTTGTGTGTAAAGGTGTACAACTGCAATTTTATATAATTCTGAAAGGATGATTCGTTGAATGCGTTCTACTGTACGAGCAAACCTAATGTCCATAGAAGCTAATGTTGCTTTACCTTCTACATCTTCAGCATATCCCAAAAATGCTTTTGGAACTTTTAATGCTGCAAATAATTTATCTCTCAAATATTCAACATCTGTTATACCATCATATTGTAAACCAGGTGTTGTATCTATTTTGGTTGTAGTATCATTGCCTCTCATAGGGATATAAAAATCCTCTAAGAGGTTTTGCATATTATATTTTAAATTATAATCCCCTGTCTGTTGATCAACATAAGGAGTACGTTTCATTTTTGAGATAGTTTTTTGCATAAAATTTTCTACCTCAGCAGGTGGAATAGCACCTACATTTATATAAAAAATACGTTTTTCAGGAGCACGTACAATTCTGTGTACCAACATAGCATCTTCCATCAACACGTATTGCTTAAATAATTTACGTGCTGGTTCTATATAGCTTCTACCATATGGAAGATAATTTACATCTGATAAAAGTCTGAAGTGTGCTATTTCGTAATTGTCAAAGTAAATAGCTCTACTATTATTTGAATTGCCTCCTGCACTTTGTAATCCTCCAAAATAACCACCATATTCTCCACCTCCACTTAATCCATCGGGATCAAATTTAAATTTAACTTCTACATCATGGTTATTAGATTCACTAATTTTTTCTTCTCTAATAATATTATATGCTGTATAAGGAATTACGTTATAAACTCCAAACTGATCAGCAATTTCAAGTTTTAAGAAAAAATCACCATATTTGCACATTTGACGAATCCACATCCACAAATTAAATTCTACATTTAGAACATCATAAAAG